TTTAAAAAAGTGAGGGCGCTATAATTAGCGCCCTATATCTACAGATAGAGGAGTAAATACAATGCTGCATTTTATAGACTTTGAGGTAACTAAATATAATTGGCTCTGTGTAATAGCTAACCCTATTACTAAGACTGAGACAGTAATAGTAGATGACCCTGAGGAGCTATATTACTATTATGAGCGCTTTAAGTCTGAAATATTTATAGGTTATAACATTAGAGACTATGACAGCTACATATTTAAAGGCATTTTAGCAGACTTTAACCCTTATGAGGTAAATGAGCACATCATAACTAAAAAGCAAAAGGGCTACACCTTTAGTAGTATGCTCAGAGAATACCCACTAATAACTTATGATCTGCTGCAGCTTAACGCCAGCTTAAAACAGCTGGAGGGTATGCAAGGGCATAATATTTATGAGTCAGATGTGGACTTTAGAATAAAGCGCCCACTTACTCAGGCTGAGATAGATGAAATGGTTAGTTATTGTAAGAATGACGTACAGGAGACCATAAATTTATTTTTACAGCTTAAAAGTGACTTTGATGTACAAATGGAGCTTATAAATGAGTTTAAGCTGCCTCTGGAGTACGTAGGTAAAACTCAGTCTCAGCTGGTAGCTGAGATAATGCAGGCTCAGGGAAGTGTAAATTATAAAGATGAGTTTAATTTACACTTCCCTGAGTACCTGAATAAGATTAAAAAATATTCTCATATAGTGGACTGGTTTAAAGGTTTTAAGACTGATAGGGCTCTTACAGATGAGGAGAAAAAAGAGATTTATAAGCAGAAACTAACTGCAGATGTAGCAGGCGTACCTCATGTATTTGCGTGGGGTGGGCTACATGGAGCTAGAGCTAAGTATTATGGTACAGGCTATTATTTACACATTGACGTGAGCCAGTATTATCCTAGCTTAACAGTGGGGCGTAACTACTTTAGCAGAGCCACATCTGAGGAGGGTAAAAAGCGTTATGACATGATGAGAAAAGAGTCCATAAGACTTAAACAGTTTCCAGAGCTTAAGACTAAAAGAAACGGTTATAAGCTCTGTAATAATAAAGCGTATGGCTGCATGAAAGATAAGTATAACGCTCTGTATGATCCGCTCATGGCTAATAATATCTGTGTTACAGGACAGCTCAGCTTATTACTCTTAATTGAGATGTTAGAGCCACACTGCCAGCTTATACAGTCTAATACAGACGGCTTAATAGTTAAGCTGTATAACTTAGATGACTATGAGCTTATAGATGATATTTGCTGGGAGTGGGAGCAGATGACAGGTGTTAGCTTAGCTTTTGACCCTATCATAACTAAGATCTGGCAGAAAGACGTAAATAATTATTTATTTACAGATGAGGTGGGCGGTGTAGAAAGTAAAGGCGCTTATGTTAAAGAGCTTAGCGCTCTGGACTATGATTTACCTATAGTAAATAAAGCTCTTAAAAAGTACATGATAGACGGTACTTCTATAGAGTCCACTATTAACGCTGCAGATGAGCTCATAGAGTTTCAGAAAATAGTTAAGCTCAGCGGTAAGTATGACTATGTAGAGCATAACAGTAAGCAGTACCGTAACAAGTGCTATAGAGTATTTGCCAGCAGATCCACCAGAGACGGTATTATTTATAAATGCCGTAACGGTAAAGCTGATAAGTTTGCTAATACTCCTGAGAAATGTTTTTTAAATAACGGTGATATTAGAGGCGCTAAAGTACCAGCTAATTTAGACCGTCAGTATTATATAGACTTAGCTTATGAGCGTCTTAGACAATTTGGAGGTTAATTAAATGAAGTACACTAAAATACTTAATGACATAATTAAAGACTTTTTAGGTATTAAGTTAAAGGGTAAGAAATCTACTTACTCTTATGGCTCATATAAAAATAAAGTTGTAATAATGCCTGACGCTAGCAGACTTATTTTAGTAGCGCCTGAGTTATTCCCTTTTGACTTAGGTAAATTAAATCATGGACTCACTGAGACTATGTTAAAGGACTTACTGGGTGATTTAAGTAAGTTTGACTATGCTAAGCTCACTGGAGATAAAAAAGACTTTGACAGAGGTACAGCTGTAAAAATTGCTAATGATAAAGCTCATGCGTGGGTAAATGAGAACTTTTTAAAAATCTATGATGAGGACGCTATTTTTAAAATCAGCACACAGGATAAACCTTATTTTAAGCCTGTGTTAGTTTTAGACGGCTCTGACGTAGAGACCGAATTAATAGGTTTTATATTGCCTGTGAGAATGAAAGAGGACGTTAATGGGTGATTATGCGAAAGAAAAAGAGCGTAGAGAGTTTTTAAAATCGTGTGGGCTCTGCCCTAAGTGCGGGCGTAAGATTTATGATAAAAAATATGTTACCTGTGAAATATGCAGAGCTAAAGGTAGTGTAAACAGCTGGCGTAATTTGCCTGAGGATAAAAAAGAAAAATATAGAGCAGACAGAAAAGCTAAATATAAAAAACTTATAGGCTCTGGCACTTGCGTAGAGTGTAAAAAAAGACCTGCAGCAGGTGGCAGAGTGCGCTGTAGTATTTGCAACTCTATAAATAAACAGAGAGGCAATAAATATTTTAAAGAGAATGGTAAAAAGGGCTTTAAAGAGTTAGGCTTATGTACTATTTGCGGTGAGCCCACTGTGGACGGTAAAAGCTACTGCAGTAAACACTTAAAAGAAAAACAGGAAACACTAGCAGAGACACGTAAAAAAATAGATAGAAAAAATCATATTTGGAAACAGCAGAATAATGAAACTTTTAAAAATGGAGGTGGAGATAATGGACTATAAGGACTGTGTACATTTTAAAGAAAGTGGCATGTTTTGTACCCATGCTTGTACTCATACAGAGTGTCTTAAACATACGCCTTTTAGTGAAACAAAAGCTAAGGCAGTACACATAAACGATATAAAACAAGTTGCTGATAAATTATTAGATAAGCCAGTGATTAAAGACAGCGGTGAGCGTACTAACTTTGATACTGGAGCCGTAAGAGATATGCACGCTGGTAAGGGTAGAATGGACTTATTGCCTATGAGCGCTCTTATAGAACTGGCTAAACATTGTGAGGCAGGCGCTCTTAAATACGGTGAGCGTAATGTGGATAAAGGCATACCACAGCATAGTTTTATAGATAGTGCTATGAGACACTTAGCTAAATATACCAGAGGTGATAAAGATGAGCCTCATTTAGTAGCTGCCTTATGGAATATAGCATGGGCTGTAAATCAGGAAGTAGAAAAACCTGAGATGATAGATTTACCTAACAGATAAAAGAGGAGCGTAAAAATATGCAGGAATTATTTAGAGCATATTTACCCACTAAAAATAAAGTACCACTCATAAAATTTAAAGACGCTAAGACGCTACCAGAGGTTACAGATCTGCCTGAGTATGCAGGACTGTTAGCAGATGAGGTAGTACTGATAGACATAGATGATTATGAGCAATCAGAGCGCCTTATGGATATTGTAGAGGAGCTGCAGCTTAACTGCAGAGTCTACCAGACTACCAGAGGCAAGCATTTTATGTTTTACGGTGGCAATATTGATAAATGCGGTACTCATTTAAAGTTAGCTGTAGGTGTAGAGGCTGACATAAAAATAGGAGACCATAATAGTATTAGTGTCCTTAAGTTTAATGGCTCAGAGCGTGAGATAATTTACGATATTGAGCCACATGAGGAGTATGAGCCAGCTCCAGCGTGGCTAACGCCTGTAAAGACTAAGACAGACTTTTTTAACCTGCAGGACGGGGACGGCAGAAATCAAAAGTTATTTAACTATATCCTGACGCTGCAGGCTGCAGAAATCAGTAATGAGGACATTAAAACCACTATTAAGCTCATTAATGAGCATATCTTACCAGATAAGTTAGATGAGGCAGAACTGGAGAAAATACTTAGAGATGACTCATTTAAAAAGCCTATTTTCTATGGTAAAAATGGCAACTTTAAATTTGATACTTTTGCTAATTATCTTAGAAACAACTTTAACATTATTAAGATCTATGGACAGCTCCACATATATAAAGACGGTGTATATGAGGAGGGCTTAAATATTATAGAGGCTGAGATGATTAAAATAATACCACAGCTGAGCAGCAGACACAGGACAGAGGTAATTAAGTACCTTAAAATTATAGCTCCAGAGGTGGGCGGCTTATCTGCAGCTAACTACATAGCTTTTAAAAACGGCATATATAACACTGATACAGGTATTTTAGAAGAGTTTAACCCTGCAGTCATAGTTAAGAATAAAATACCATTTAACTATAATGCTGAGGCTTATAATGAGACGCTGGATAGTATGTTAAACCGTATCAGCTGTAGAGATAGCCAGATAAGAGCACTATTAGAGGAAATGGCTGGCTACTGTATGTATAGGCGTAATGAGATGAGAAAAGCCTTTATTTTAATAGGAGATAAAGCTAATGGTAAGTCCACTTATTTAGACTGCATAGCTTATATGCTGGGAGACCGTAACAGCTCTGCTCTGGATCTGAAAGAGTTAGGAGACAGATTTAGAACGGCTGAGTTATTTGGCAGACTGGTTAATATAGGTGATGATATTGGAGACGAGTTTATACCTAACCCTGCAGTATTTAAAAAAGTGGTCTCTGGAGACCGTATAACTGCAGAGCGTAAAGGGCAAGACCCTTTTGACTTTTGTAATTATGCTAAGCTCCTGTTTAGTGCTAATAACATTCCTAGAATTAAGGATAAGACTGGAGCAGTATTAGACAGGCTGGTTATTGTACCATTTAACGCTAACTTTAGTAAGTCAGATCCAGAGTATGACCCTTACATTAAGTATAAGCTCAGAACTGAGCAGGCTATGGAGTATTTAATAGTATTAGGGCTGGCAGGACTTAAGAGAGTCTTAGATAATAACGGCTTTACAGTATCGGATAAAGTACAGCATGAGCTTAATGAGTACAATGAGCAGAATAACCCTATAGTAGGATTTTTTAAAGACTTAGATATAGACACTGAGGTAGTAAATGAGCCTACTAAAGAAGTTTACTTAAGGTATAAGCTCTACTGCAGTGATAACGGTTTTAACCCTATGAGCGCTATGGAGTTTAGTAAATGGGTTAAAAAAGAGCTCAGTATGGAGGTTAAAGTTACCACTGTTAATAAGAAGAGCGTGAGGATTTTTAGGAGGGCTAAGATATGAGAGTTAAATTAGATGATAAACATTACTTAAACTCAGATGAGGGCTGCTACTGGATAACAGTAGCAGTACAGGCTGAGAGTGGTAAAACCTATGACAGACGTGTAAGTGGTTATACGCCCACTTTTAGCGGTGCCGTCGATACTTTTATAGAAAAGAGAATTAAAACGGCTGAAATCGGAGATTTTACAGAACTGGTTAAAGCTATTGATGATTTAAAGGCAGAGGTAAGAGAGTGGAAGTGTGTAGTAGAGAGAGGTAAGTAATTATGACACCAGAGAAAGCAGTAGAAATATTAAAAGCTGATGAAGAGAGAAGAATAGCTGCTATATATGCAGGAATAAAAATGGTAGCTATTAAGGCATTAGAAAAGCAGATACCTAAAAAGACTAAAATTATCCATGATCATTTACTGGTACATGGAAACATGAAAGAGCAAAAGTGCCCTGCCTGTGGAAATATTGTAAGGTATTGTATCTCAAACGGTTGGGCTAATCATATTGACTATTATTGCAGCTACTGTGGACAGAGAATAGACTGGAGCGAATCATGAAGAGGGTAAAAACTAAGAATAAAAAATATTATCTGTCTGAGAAACAGTTAGACAGAGAAATGAAAAAACTCTCAAAAGATCTGACAGATAAAATTATGCTTATAGCTCTGGTTTCTTTTGCAGATGAAATTGAAGACTCAATACTTAAATTTGAGGAGATGTGTAAAGAGCTCAAAATAGGCAAAGAGAGAGCTGAGAAAATTAAGGCGATATTTAGATTTGATGATGAGATGTTATGTAGAGTGTATGACAGGACTAACAGGTACGCAGAGTACAAAGATAATCATCTCATTAAAATGAAAGACTTCCAAAACAGTCTCGAAAAACACACAGGAGCAAGTATAAAAGGTTGGTAAGAAATGAAACACGATAAATATAAGACCTGCCAAAACTGCCCTGATAGAGTAATTGAGCCTAACTGCCATGATAACTGTGAGGGTTATCAGTACAGACAGAAAAAAGCTGCAGAGACAAAAGAGGCTAAGCGTAAAGATAGAGACTTTAATGACTTTAAAGTAGGAGCAGTAGAAAAAACTAAAGTAGCTGCAGCTAAAGCTAGAAAGAGGTGGCAACGGTGGGATACATAATTTTATTTTTAATGTTACTGGGTGCATTTTATTTCTATAAAAATATTAAACCTAAAGTAGTAAAATCATTAAAGAACTGGTTAGGCATAAAGAGCCCGTCTCTTGAACATGAGAAAACAAATAGAGAACTTTATAAAAACTATACCCATAAAATATTAAGTGACTGGGAAAAATATTTTAAAGATAAAAATACAATTACTGTAGTTATGAGCACAGGTCACGCTAGTAAGGACGGTGATAAAAATGAGTCCTGAGGAGATCAGAGAAATAGTTAAAATAACTTTAGATGAGCTGGAGCAGCGTAAGTACTCTAATATACATAAACAGGTAAGCGATAAACTGACAGCATTTTTTAATAATGAAGAGGACTGTAGTGACGTTTTTAAGGCTCTGTTAAAACTGGCTAATGATCCATATTTAGACATTATCTATAGTCATTATAGAGACGGTCTGACACTGGAGGCTATAGCAGATAAGTTAGAGAAAGATGTGAGCACTATAAAACGTAATAAAAAACGCCTGATACTCAAAATTAATGAGTTGCTGGAGTAGAGACAAAATAAAAATAGAGACTTTAAATAGTCTCTATTTTTCATACTCCATAATATCGGCTGGCTGACAGTCCAGAGCCTCACATAATGCAGCTATTGACTCAGTACTTACAGGCTTATTTTCTCGTAAGTACTGTAATGTGCTCTCACTTATAATTTTATTTTTTCTGATCTTATAAGTGGTTAAGCCCTTTTGTTTCATAAGGACAAATAATTTAGTATAGATGATTTTTCCCATTGTATTCTCCTGTTTTGCTTTCTAAACTTGTATGTACATTTTAAAAGATGTATGCAGAAATTACAATAGGAAAAATAAAAAATATATTGACTATACTCTATGAGTCGTGTATATTATTTACAGAAATTAATACAGGAGGTAAAAGTTATGGCTGAGTATTTAAGAGGGTCTATTAAAGAGTTGTTGAGTGATTGCACTGACATAGAGTTATTATACTTAGTACAGGGCTTGTTAAAGTAGGAGGTAGTAAATGAATAACAGAGAAATATTAGATTTATGTAAAGACAGAGTTTTTACTAATGAAGAAATTATAGAATTTTTAACAATATGTAAACCTGTTTCTTTTAAACAAAGTGACGCTATAGCGAGAACGGCTATATATTTTAGTGATAAATGTAAAATACCTAAAAGCATGAATAAAAATAAAGTGCTGCCTTTAGAATATTACTCAGCTATTAACACTGAGGACAAAATTAAACTCTTTAGAAATTGTGAGCTAACTATAGAGCAGCTTATAGATCTGATAAGTGGAATAAAATTAAGCTCTCCAGATGAGGAGAAATTAGTAATTAAGTTTTTACAAAATTTATATGAGAAAAAAGATTATATTAACCCATTAACTGAGTACCTGAGCACTTTTAAACAATCTGATTTTATTGGCAGAATAATAAGTGAATGTTATGAGGAGTACTGTACATGGTGTGAGTTAAATTATATGACTCCTGAGACTAGGATATTATTTACTAAAGGAATAAAAGAACATTTTAAATTAGAGTCTAAAGTTACTACTATTGAACAGAAAAGAGTAAGAGTATTTAGGATAATTTAACTAGAGCGCTGCAATAATGCAGCGCTTTTTATTTATTTTTTTATAAAAAATACACCTAATTACAAAATTAGTTATAAGTTATAACAGCTGAAACCGTTGAAATTTCAACAAAACTACTGACAATATCAAAAATACACCTATATTACTTAGTATATTAACACGACTACAAATTAATATATCGTAGTCGTGTACTATAAATATATAATATTTATTATATAATAATGGGCGCCGAAATGCCTGAAACCATTGAAATTTCAACGGTTAGGCAGGCTACACCTTGATTTTAACCAGTAGCTTTTAGGGTGTGCCACTGGGTACTATTGTTATACACTTATTATATTAATATAATAAGTGTATAACGTTACACAGAAAAATAACTGAGGATAAATATAGATGATAATGGACTTTATTTTAAAAGCATACGCTGTAGCTCTGCCTATGGTACTGAGCTATATTGTTATGTTACTGAGAAAACAGAAAACACTCAGAGAGGCTAATAGTAATGGTACTATGCTACTCCTGAGAGTACAGCTTATAGAGTATCATAGTAAGTATATGGCTCTGGGTGAAATTCCTACTTATGCCTATGAAAATTTTATGGATATGTATAAGGCTTATCATAATTTAGGCGGTAATAGCATGGTTACTAAAATGTATGAAGAGATACAGGAGTTACATTTAAAGAGAAAAGAAAGAGGTATAACATGAAAGTGAAAAAAAGTACAGTTATCAGAACTGCAGTACTAGTACTGGCACTGGTAAATAATGCTTTAGCTCTGGCTGGCAAAAGTCCACTGCCTATTGATGATGTAATGATAGAGCAGATAGTGTCATTTGTGTTTACTGCTGGATCTGCTTTAGTGGCATGGTGGAAAAATAACAGCTTTACGCCAGAGGCTATTAATGCAGATGAGTTAATGAAAGTAAGTAAAGAGGGCAGCAGAAACTTAAAAAAGATTGCAAAAAATTTTAAAAGTTAAGTTTAGAAATCAAAACTAATTTGAGTTAGTTGGAGGTTATAAAATGGTAAATAAAAATGTTTTTCTGGGTGTAGGTCATGGTGGCGCTGACTCTGGCGCTGTGGGCTATGTAAGAGAAGAGACTATAAATTTAAAAATGGCTCTGGCTTGTAGAGACTACTTAGAGAGTGAGTATGTGGGCGTAACAGTAAAAATGAGCCGTACAAAAGATGAAAATGACCCACTGACTGAGG